CTTGAATTGGTTGTGGTGGTTGTGGAACCTCGGAGGAAGCACCTGAAACAAGTTGAAATACACCATCTTTAGATAGATAAATTTTATCAATTCTTCCAAGATAAAATGAATAACTCATTAATGAAGATTCGTCAGATGCTAAAATATTTGGTGCAGAATTATTGTATTGATTGAAAGATCTACCTAAGAATTCAAATGGAGATCTCGCTCCCGGAGAGACTGAAAAACTAGAAACTTTCGGTCTAATGTCAATTATATCTGTATTTCTAATACCATTAACTGACTGAACATCGCAATAGTCATACTGTTCATAAGAATTTGCGGTAGTTATGTCACCGTCATCAGATGATAAAAATTCTGCGTACTCAAAAATTATTTTTAATTTTGAATTTGGTTCTTTTGAATTTTTATTCCTTATTAACTTTGAATAGTCATATATCGTGTTCTTTTGTCCGTTAATAAATGCATAATTAGATGTGATGTTATTATCACCAATACTCACCGAAGTTACGACAGCTTTAATTCCGGACTCTTTGAATGTTACTTCTTCTCCACTAATAAATCTCGAAGAGTTTAGATATATAAATCCTATTTGAAGATCATTTATTTTCTCACAATATATTGCAACAGATTGACTTAAAGTTCCAACAATTTCTTCACCAAGTATTAAATCTCCAGTTTTTGAAGTTGGTCCTGTAAGGGAAGTTAGTTGCAAAGAAGGAATATTTGGATTATTGATGTCATCTGACTCAAAAATACCATGTATTGCTGTTACATCTGGATATAGTAGACAAAGTTCTTCATCTTGGACTCTGGTTCCATATGGATAATTTCCGTATTCCAATCCATCATTAATTGTGGTAGAACCAATACCAGAATAATCATATCTAGATTTATCTATAACTATTGATTTTACTTTATTTTTATATTTTATCTTTGATTTTACTGAAGATTTTCTTAATGTAGATATGAGTTTTGCGTCTCCCGATGAAGACAATCCATTAATAGTTAAACTTCTAGACCCATTTGTAAAAACAAATTTATCTGGAGTTAACTCTTCTGTAGCACCATTTTTATTAATAAGAACATATCTTTCTTCATCAAAGGGTAAGAAAGTTTCGGTTGCAAGTGCGGTTATAGTATTTGTTGAACTGGATGTGATAGTCACATCATACTGCTTTCTAATTATTATGTCAGAATTTGTTAAGTCTACATTTGCTACATTTTGCTTAGGAAGAACAGTATATAAAGTATTATCCGTTGAAGACTGTAATCTGGAACTTAATATTGAGAAATCTGCTGGAGTGATATTAGTTGCTGGAAGACTTCCAGCACAAACACCAGATACTGTAGTGATTCCACTAATTACCAAACTATTTTGAGAAACTTGATTTATTCTTGCAAATGTAGGTACAGTTAGACCTGGATTACTAAAGGATACAAGATTTCCTACGGTAGCAATGCCAGTAAAAATAGAATTCGTTGATGTTACAGTGCTTACTCCTCCACTAATTCCACTAACATTAACTAAACCTATTTGGTAATTTGAGTATTGTTTTAAGTCAGCGGTAAAAGTATATGCTGATCCAACTATTCCATAAAGAGACTTTACATCATTTTCTGAATATGCTGTTACTGCGGTCGAAACTCTAGTATTTTCAATACCATCAAATATCAGTCTTTCTCCAACTGAAAATGATCCTTGAATGTTATATGCAGTAATTATTCCAGAACTTGAAGTACTATATCTAAGATATGCAGTTGCTCCGCTAGATTTTCCTTTTATTTGAGTCGGTACTGTCAAACTAATGGGTTCATTTACAGAAATTTCTGTAAATGTTTGAAGGTCATATAAAGTGATGTCCCACTCATTGGAGTCTGGATTTAAAGAACTATATGATCCTGATTCTAGTGCAAAATCATAAACTCTTGCAAGACCTATTTCCTTACCTACTTGAGAAATTTGATTATTTCCAACTCTAGTATCTCTTAAAGAAAGAGTATATGTGGTTGATAATCCAATAACTGGAGAACCATAAACTCGATTTAAAGTAAAAGTTGGTCCAGTAAGATAATTAATACCTTGATTTTCTAAAAGTTTAGTTTCTCTTGGTTTTCTAAAATCAACATATGTTGGAACAATATTTTCTACTTCATATCCTCGTATATATGCTTTTATTGGAGAGATTACATATGTTCCAAGATCTTCTGAAGGTGTGTTATTATTATATGTTAAAGAATCTTCTTTAAAAATACCTCCATTTCCTTTCAAATCATTTAAAGTTTCTGCAACTTTTAATGTAGGTTTCTTTACATAATAATCTCCAGATTCATCAAAAGTTCTTCTTGCAAACTCTTGGGATAGAATATTATAATTTGGCGAATTTCTGGTTGTGATCTCTACTCCATTTCTGATTTCTTTTAGTAAAATAAAATCATCAAGATCTGTAGAATCTATTGGTAAAGCAACTAAAGATAATGTTATTCTGAAGCGATCAGCTCCTGGTGCAGCATAATTAGAAAATCCTTGAGCGTTGTCATTCAACGTCTCATCTTCATATGAATTTACTACACTTTCTATTATTTTGAATCCAACTTTTACACTTGGAATATTTGAGTATTGAGATATTACTAAAAAGTCATCATATACTTTTACAAAATTTCCCCTAACGAAATATACTCCTTCAGTTAAATATACCGCAGATCCTATGGCAGAACTATTAGTACTAATAGTTCTTGCAATTACTTCTCCAGATCTTAAAATAACTGATGAAGAAGATCCAACAGGAAATTCAAATTCATCTCCAGTAATATCTTCTTCAATTATTAAGTTTTCAGAATCCAAGAATATTTTCCTTTCATTCTCTTGAGAATCTGAATTTAAGTAGGTTACATATAACGTTGTATTTCCAGACTCAGTAAAAAGAGAATTTAAATAAAAATCTACTCTGGCACGAATCCCGCTTTGCTGCCCTCTTACAGTCTTTCCTACCGCATATGGTAAATAAGCTTCAACATTTACATTAAAAATATCATTTTCAAGAATTACCGCATTTAAATCATTTCTATATCCAAGAGATCCAGGAATTACTACAGAACCCTCAGTAAATACATGCGTTCCAAATTGTTCAATTTGATTTTGTAATATTGATTGAAGAGTTGTTAATTCTCTAGCTTGAACCGGATATCCAGGTTTAAAAAGAACTTTATAATATCCTTTATTCTGATCAAAGTCATCAAAATATGGAGAGACATTAAGATTTGTTTCTTGGGGCATGATTCTTTAGAATTGCAAAATAACTTTGATATCTTCTTTTTGATTGGATGACCTTGTTATAGAAGGTCTATTATCAACATAAATTATATTTCCTGAATATTTTTTAACTTCAGGATTAGATACACCATTAGTAAAAGTCTGACCAAGATAATATGTTCTACTATTTATTGTGGTAGATACACCACTAAATGAAGTATCAATTCCCAATGTAATACTTCCTCCAACAATATTTAAAGATCCTCCTGATCCTATTTGTGACGTAAACCTATTCAAATTGAATCCATAAGTTGGAGATGAATTTTGAGATCCATCTGTATTAAATCCAACGAGACTTCTATCTTGCCAATACTTTAAAACACCAGTGTTCTGATCATAAGAAACCACTCTACCGATAGCGGTTGATCCAATACCTATTGTTTGAGTAATTCTAGAATCAGCATTAAAAACTGCAGAACTATAACCAGATCCAACCAGTTTTAATGCATAAACTGCACTTGCTTTATCTAATGATAGTAGAGAAGAAGATCCAAATACTTCTGGATTTTCTACTATACCAACTCTTGCGATTTGATTTCCCGTTATAAAATCTGGATTTTCTACATCATTTTCAATTCTTGAATAGATTAATACATTATATGCACCTAACTCTCTATAAATATCCGCACCATGACCACCTTGAGGTGGAATTATGACATTAAATGTTGGAGAACTAGATCCTGTAGGAACACTACCTGCCAATAAATCCACTGTTCCATAGGTGTATCCAGATCCTCCTTTAGATATAGTAACACTTTCAACTTCAGAGTCATTATTTACAACAATTGTAGCCTCTGCTCCAGAACCATCACCCCTAATAGGAACTCTAGTATAAGTTCTGTTAGCAGTTCCTAATCCAACACCTCTATTTGTAATAGTTACAATTTTTAATTGACCGCTTGTTGATGCATTGTCTCTGACAACAGCATTATCCGAACTTGACTCCCAATTCCTGGGAACTGGAATATAGTCAGTTGAATCAAATTTTACAATATCACTTGGTTTAATAGTGTATAGGTATTTCCACAAATATCCGTCACCACTATCTCCTGCTTCTCTTGGTTCTAAGTCTGTAAATGTTGGTTGATCTAAAGATGGTCTACCATTTGGATTTTCTGGATCTATTCCATTATACAAACAAATATACACCTTATAATCTTCATTGACGATATAAAAATTTGAAGAATATAAACTAGTAGCACCTGAAGGTTTTGATGTATTAGTTCTACTTATGTCATGCCTATACATATCATAAGTTGTTCCGGAGGTCCAAGTAATTTTTCTAATAACTTGTTTTACATCTCCATCTTGCACTTTTTTTAGTGCGATCATTGTATCCCAATAGTCATTTTCCTGATCAAAATTGTCCTTTGGGGCAGGAGGTAATGAATCCCAATTTGACTGATAATCAGAAGCATTGGGAAGACCAACAAAAGCATAAAATGAATTTGTATCTGTTGTTGATGTAGATACAAAACTTTTTGCATTCAATATTCTTAATTGATCAGTTATAATTGCAGACATTTTTGGGATTTTTTATTTATTTATGAGTTATAATTTAAGTATTTAAGTGGATTTACTCTTTCAACAATTGGAGAGGTAGAAATTCCAATTAGTCCATTATTATAAAATCCAAATGATTGTGGATTAGTTCTACTGGTAGAATTGATCTTACCCCAACTATAATTTCCATAGAAATTGCTGTATCCAATGCCACTTAATCCATTATAATTACTAATACTAACTGTTACTTTTGCAACTGCGGTAATGCCAACACCAGGAACTGCTGTTTGTGCAATTGAAACTGCAGCAACCTCATAAACATTATCCAAGAATGATGTGCCATTACCAACTATAGTATTATTTTTATACAGAGATGTAACCCCATTGCCGACATTAGATCTATTAACAACAAAATAGTATCCTGTTTGTATTCCACTAACAGTAATTGCTGCTCCGACTATTGCACTATCTCTTAGATATGAGTTCGTAGGTATAAACAAATCAAATACTAATCCTGTAGATGCTACTCCAACCGATACAGTACTAATACCTGTTATAGTTCCAAAATCTCCACTATATGACACATCTTTAATTTCTTCAGTAATTGGTGTTGGAACTTCTATAAGAACAAGTGGTGGTTTTGTATTAGTATATCCAGTTCCTGGTGACGAAACTGTAATTGATGAAACTGTTCCTCCAGAAATTGACGCTGTAACTAGTGCTCTTTGTGTTGTGCCAAGTCCAACAGGATTTGAAATAGTAACTGATGGAGAAGTGGTATATCCAACACCACCATCAGAAATTACAATTGAAGAGATGGTTCCTGCGCTGGAGACCACTGCTGTTGCCGATGCACCAACAATTAAATTTTGATTGATAATTTTAATTTTTGATTGAATGTTACTTGTGGCATTTTCTTTATTACTGTCAAAGAAAGTTTTTACACTTTCCACAAAAATTTCAGTTGATCCAATACCAACACTTTGGATAATATTTGTTGTTGGTTGTATTAAAGGTTCATATTGAACTCTATCTTTTGCAACATAACTTCCCTGAACAAATGTATCTTCAGTTTGTCTGCACCATATGACTGGTCTTTCATAAGTTTCATTTAGAGATATACCAGGACCTGCATATGGATTTGTAAAGACGCTATCAGTGGAATTTACATTTGTAACTACTCTTGAATTTTCTTTGTAAATCAAGTTATCATCATTTAATCTAACAGTATCACCAATCTTTACAGTTTCTAAAATATCAACACTTGTCGTATCTACATCACCAGTTCCCTTGTAGAAAAGAATATTGCACTTATCTCCTACTTTTGGTGGAGATGTAAAGTTTACATAACTTCCCCCAGTGAAAGTATATCCTTCTCCTGGAACCTGTAGAACATCATTTAAGAATACGAGAAGTGTTGCTTCAACATCAATAAGAGAACCAAGTTTTGCTCTTATTGAAGTTTGTTGTCCGTTAATTTTGATTGGGAATGATCTTAATAAACCATCAAATAAATCTTCTGGACTATCAATTACCTGAAGATCGCCAATTGTCCATGCAGAGAATGTATCACTTTGAATCCTATCAACAAAAATTTGGAATTCATCAAATGCTAATGATGTATTTGTTGGTATTCCTACAGTTCCACCTATAGACACTGTTAGAATTTCTCCTTGTCCATATCCATATCCAAGATTTTTAATTTCAAAGTCAATCACACTAGATCCTTGACCAACAACAATATCAACTGTTGCGTTTGATCCTGACCCCTGGACGGAAGAAGAACTATAAACTAAAGGAATATTTGCATATGATAATGGAGAATCAAAGTATACTAATGGAGCATTGGTATTTGTGTATCCTGCACCAGGATTTGTAATTGCAACTCCTGTTACACGCCCATTTACAACTGTAGCGATACCAATATATTCAATGTCAACTATTCCTAGTCCACCAGTATAAACGCCAACATTTACTGTCTGTATTCCTGATCTATATCCAGATCCACTATTTCCAATACTAATAGAAGAGATAGTTCCTGCTACTGAGACAATCGCTGTACCACCAGCAGAAACTAATGGTTGATACCCAAATCCTTCGGTGGATCCAACAGAAACTATTATTCCACCAACAGGAACATTGGATGTATTAATATCACTACTTGTAGATGTAGTAGATCCAGTAAACTGAATACTTGTAATACCAACACTTTCTCTAAGAGTGTAATCTCCTTCAATATCAATTAATCCACCTAATCTTTGTGGATGCTGGAATATTTCATTTATCAGAACAATAGCATTACTCGTTGATATTCCACCAATATTACTTCCAGAAGACTTCAACGTAAACTCAGTTGTTACTCCAGTAAAATCTGAAGAAATATCATCATATATGTAGTTCTTAGAGTATGGTTCTACTGAACTATTTTTTGTTGAAGATCTAATAAAAGATCTTCCACTAAATGTAGAACTCGTGGTAATTCCAAGATAATCTCTTTGGTCTGGTGGATTTGTAGATGTTCCGAGAGGAATAGCACCATATGGAGCACTTATAAAATTAATGACATTATCTACTATATTATAATCTCCATAAATTTTAGTAACTAAAGTTCCTGAAGAATGTGTTGTCAATCCTGTACCCATCCATCCTCTATCAACCAAGAGTACATTTGTACTTCCAAATCCAACACTGTTAATTTTTACTATCTCATTGCCAATTTGAACTAGATCTCCACCAAAAATAGATGTAGTACCCGCAAATTTAATAACATCATCTACTGTGAAGACATCTTCGGCAACAGTTGTTGTTACTGATGTTGAAACTATAGGAGATTGAATTACATTATCAATTCCAATTATAACTCTGGAATTTTGGTTTTTTGCTACAAGTGCATGAGTTGTGCTTATTCCAACAGATGTTAAATCATAAACAATAGGAGTTGTTTTCAAAGCATTTTCTGCTGAAGAAGCCAACTTAATTCTTAGATTATCTACTTTTACCGCATATACTGTAGATGGAAGTCTATCAGTTGTTCCAATACCTACAATTCCAGTATTTACGGTAGATATTCCGATTGCCTGAGTTGTTCCAGCACCAGGATTTATATAAGTCAATTCTTCACCAGTTACATAAAAATGATTTGGAACTTTTATAGTATTTTCATTGATTTCGACTATGTTTCCATCACTTCCGTTAAAAAATCTCTCAAATATTTGATCGCCATTATGTAGCAAATTAAAAGATCTCTTAATATCAGTAAATGTTCCAGTATAAGTTCCGCCTCCACTATTAATAGATGCGTCTACTAGATCTATTTCATTTAATGGATTGGTATCATCTAAAACTCTCAATGCATTCTGGAAAACTCTAACTTGAGTATTAATGTTTGGATTTGGAGTAAAATAAAGTTCAGTTGTACTATTGGTAACTCCAACACCTATTGTTCCAAGCGTATTATCAGAAACTATTTCACCAAATTCTGTAATTGCAGAGATTGTTCCTGCAGTAGCAACAACAACTTCAGAAACTTGATATGCATTGTTTGTAGTATCTTCTACACAAACAAAATAGTATGCAGAACTATGCGGATCACTGTATGATGCAATTGCATTTTCAACAGGAGATGATGTAGATCCTATTCCAGTATAAAATGAATTTAAAAGTGCCGTATTTAAAGTAATAGTTCCAACCCCAGTTGATTGAGTTGATGCAACAGATATTCTCACAGAATCAATAATAATAGTTGAAGCTAGAGATACGTTAGGTGTAAATTTTAAAATTAAATTAGACCCAGAAATACTTGCACCAAAAGTTCCAATTCCATACCCAGCATCATTTGTTATTCTGCCATATTCTAGTAGTTCAACATTAGATCCATCGTGAAGAACAGTAAATTCGTTGAATTCATAATATGAATCAGAATTATCACTAAGTTCTACAATAAGTTTAGAAGATCTATAGGTTGAGGCAATTCCAACAATTGTTGTTGCAGTTGATGTTCCTGGTGCAAGCGTCACATGTGATGTTTTGACCTGAATAGTATCTCCAAAATCCTGAGTTCCAATTCCAGAAATAGTATCTTTCATATTATAAGAAACATGACTAATATCAAAGTTGTTTACTGTATAATCTACAGGATAAAATTGAAGCAGACCTTCATCTCCAGAAATTGCATAATCAAAAGATCCCATATCAGCAACAGTTTCAACTCGTCCATACTGACTAATATATGCGTTTGAATTATCGTTTATCAGTGTCAATAAAAGTATTTGCTTTTCATCAGTGAATCTCCTATCACGAACATAGGTAATAATTTTTCTTGATCTTGCGCGATCCAGTCTAAAAATATCCACAACACTATATTGTGTGCTTCTAGGATTGCTATTAAATTCATTACTAATATCATCGATAATTAAGACTCTATTCCCTATGGATTCGACATAATCCTGAAGCACTCTAGTATTAAAAATTATTTCTTTTGAAATAATTGGAGAGATATTTAAAGTTCTTTCTGTAGCGAGATCAAAATCATATACACAATTAGTATCGATTGTGGTTATGATATCTGCCAGACCAACAAAATTTCCATCATTTTGGTTAGTATTAATTCCAACATTTTGTTGATCCTGAGACTCTACAACTAAATCACTAAACTTTTTAAATCCTGCAGTATGATTTAATGAACTCACCGGATTATTCCAATCTTCATATTCTATCTTAGATTTAAGTGAATATGAGAAGTACTGGTAGTAATCATTATCATGTAATCTTTGGATACTGTTATTCAAAAATCCAGTTTCTAGTTCCCATCCTTTTCTAACAATAGATGAAGAATCGACATCGTATGATGAATTATATGATTCTACAAAATCGATAATTCCTTCAGAGAAAGAAGATTGTCCGATAACTCTATCGTTTGCAAAGAAACTATCGGAAGATGATACTCTTAGTAATTCATTATTCGAATCCCAATTTTCGACTTGTCCCAATGACGTATTTGATTTAATATCCTCATCTTTAAAGAAAGTATTTTTTGTTAATTTTATGTTAAATATTGGGAAATATTTTTCAGGAACGACTATTCCAGAAGAGTTAACTGCATCAAATACTCCAGGATTTTCATTTGGTCCTAGATATTCATTCAGATTAAACGTAATTGTTCCATTAGATCCTCCAATGTTTGGATCTATTGAAGTTAATGTGAATAATGAATAATTATATGCTGAAGAATTATATCCTTTAGAAGTAGTTCCAACACCAACGGAAACATTTTCAATTAAAACTTTATCGCCAACTATAAATGGATAAGAAATTGTATCACTAAAACTTACAGCTAAACCAACAGTAACATCTTTAGTTATTGAATTGAATGTTACTGAATTAATTCCTACTCCGTTTGAATTGTTTATTGGTAAAATGGTTGGTAAAGATTCATTTATGCCTTTGGTGTTTTTTAGTATTGTTACTTGGTTTGTGTTTAAATTATATCTTAAATCAACATCTTTGATTACATTACCAGTTAATCCATCAAGAACAATTAAATCTGGAGCAACTGAATAATTTTTTCCCGTAGAAGTAACACCAATACTTTCAAAAGTGTTAAGTGGGATAACTTTTAATATCTGTGGAATTTGCGCGAAAGGTCTTAAACTTCTATCTACAGGATAATCAAATCCAATATCTAAAATTTCAACATTGCCAATTTTACCTATATTTTCGGAATTTACAGTTAATACTGCTTCTGACCCAAGACTTGAGTTAATAGAATTAATTGATGGTAAAGATTTATATCCTCTACCTCCAGCAGTTACCCTTACTTCAGAAATTCCACCAAACGCCGACAAAGAATTTGTTGCGTATGACAATGTTGATTCGGTAGAAAGATAATTTGATTTTTCAGGAATAGTAGAAACACTATATGAAAATGTTGTCGATCCCACACCAGAAATAATGTGTTTTCCACTATAAACACTATCTTTTATAAAAATTGAATTGTTATTAATAACATCAGCGTCTGTTACTAAATTTAATTTTTCAACTGGAAGATCAGACTGATTGATTGGATTTAAATTATAGAATAAAGTTTCTGGAACATTTTGATTAACCGTTAAAGTTAGTTTTGCTGTAGTATCGATTCCAATTCTCCCACTCTTAATTACATTGAATGTTCTTATATTATCAGTCGTGAAGAATGAATGCTTAAATTCGGGATCATAGTATAAATTGAAATCAAATGCAGAGTATCTGATCGAATTTTTAATGTATGACAATGAATCATCCGATAAATCAAACACTAAGTTTTGATTTTTGATAACATTTATACTTGGATTTACTGAAGAAAGTGTTCCCAAAGATGCTGATGTTATGTCAACATATATTGGATTCAAAATAGTTGCATTATAATAAGATTCTGATAGTCTTATGCTATCTAAATCAACAACTATAATATAATAAATTTTACTATCTAACAGACCCCCAGAAGGTGATGTTGAAGTATGTAATACGGCATCTCCAGTTCGATAGTTGTGATTTTGAATCGAAATAGTATTTGAGTTTATATTTACATTTGCGCCGACAAAATTCTTAGGATTTAATGTTAAAATTCGATTATTGTCATTATATGAAATTTTATATGTTGTAGTGACCCCAGAAATACACGTAACATTAACAGAATCATTAAAACGAAGACCATGAGTTGTAGCTGTTGAAACTGTAACTAAATTTTTAGATATTCTTCCAGTAACTGCATTTTGGTAATTTGTAGTAAAACTATGGTGATCCCCTGCTCCTACATTAGTCAAATACAGTGTATTAGTAGTAACTGAACTATTAATTCCAACAAACGTGCCAGTTGACCCTAATCCAACTCTAGATGTTGCTATTTGTATTAGATCATTTGTTATCTTTGCGACATAAAGAGATTGATTCTCCGTAAGAGATGTAGTTGTTACTCTATCAGTAGAAACCCCTATAGAAGTTCCTCCATTTGAAGAATAAAGAATTTCTGTTCCTGTTTGTAAATTATGATCTTTTAAATAAATTGATTTTGTAGGAACAAATATTGCAGTTATTCCAACACCAGGATTTGAAAAATATATTGTAGATCCTATCCCAACGCCAGATACTGTTCCTATACCTAGAGATTCTTTTGGATCAAAATAAATTTCTTTATTAAGAATATAATTGGATGAAGAAATTCCACTGTTAATAGTGAACTTTCTACTCTTGGAGTAAAGAACTGTTGATGCTGTATGTGAAGTTCCTACAGTAGAGTCAAACTCTCTGAGAACTCTAATTCTAGAAGAATTTAAATCAATATTCAGAACTTTTACTTTTTCAGAGTCAAGTTCAAATATATCATTTTCTCTCACATAAGGATAATTGAGTGATCCATATACTGAAAAATATGTAACGATTCCAGTTGAAGAAGTTGATCCAACTGAAGACTGTAAAACTAATGTATCAGTTCTAACACCTACAACAAAGTTTCCACTTAATCCTGTATTAGTTGTACTTAGACCACTTATATTAATAATATCAGAGTTTACAAGAGAGTGTGGTAAAGTAGCAAAACCAACAAATACATTGTTTGATGAGAGTGGTACAAATTCTACATTAAAAATATTTGTACTTTGAACACTTATTTGATTTATTTCTTTTCCTTTAATAGAAGATACCTTTGCAAATGCACTAGTGCCATATGTGCCTTCATTATTGAAAGATATAGTATCTCCAACTTTATAGTTAATTCCGCTGGTTTTTATGCCAATAGAATTTATAGATCCCTTTTCACTGTATCTAACAATAGAATTACTTTGTTTAATGTCATTTGGGTTTAAAATATATTCATAATAACTATTTTTGTTAGACAATCCATATGGTTTTGTATTTCTAAACCATCTTTTCTCATTAATATCAATATCTCTTTGATTCCATTTAGGATCAAAGTTTTCTGTTATTTTTTCAGACTTAAATGAATTTCCTACAAAGTATGGGAAACTTGGTTTTTTATATCCACGGAAAGGTAGGGAAGATTCCGTACCTTGATCAAGCGATGCAAAATATGCATAAGTTCCATTTGGAAATTCTGGAGTTACGCAAAATCTTCCATTGTGTGAGTCTAGATCTCCAGACGATCTGAAGGAATAATCTTCTACAAAAAATCCTAGTGGGTATGTTGAAGTCGCAGGTCTACCTATTCTATTAACTAACTCATATCCACTCTTTAATTGTTTTATAGGTCCACCAGTAGTGAAAGAATAACCATAAGGACCATAAATTGGATTCCCATCATAAGCCCATCCAATTATTGGGGAGTGATATGATGAATTAACTTCAACATTGTTTATTATTGAAAGATCTGGAAAATATTTTTTAACTCCACCTATTAGTCTAGAAGAATATACTGATTGTCTTAATTTTCTTGGAGCATACAAATGACAATATTCCAATTCATTATCACTGTTTATGCCTTTTGTAATAAATCCATCATCTGCAGTGATTTGGTTGGTTTGCAAATATCTTTCTACAAGATTAATCGTCCACTTTTTGGCAAACGATTGAAAATTGGATCCAGATCCAGAAGATACCACTCTTATTTTTACAGATCCTCTAACATATCCAAATCCACCTGTGATTACTTTAACCTCGATTATGAGTCCGTCCTGGATGATTGGAGTAAGTAGTGCTCCTTGTCCTGATCCTTCAATAATTAGATCTGGAGGAGAATTGTAACCAGAACCAGAACTTACCACCAATACTTCCACAATCTTTCCATCTGAAATAACTGGAATTACCTCTGCACCTGTACCACTATTTGCGGAAATAGTTGGTTGTCTATTATAGTTTAGTATCTCCTGAGATCCATAATTAGAACCTCCATTAGAAACAAAAACTGATTTTATTTCTCCTCTGAAAACTGGTTGAACTTTTGCATTGAAATCCTGCCCAGATCTTGTAGAAACTCCGATTACTCCATCAATTGTAACAGTAATTGGTGTATAGTTAAATGTATGAGTAC